CCCAGTACCGTGTCACCTGGCACCGCTCCTGGAATTGGGACCAACCTGGGTGCTGCCAGTATGGCGCCTGGCGTCACCGTCGCCAGCACTCCAGCAACTGCGAGCACTCCAGCGACTGTCACCAAAGTGGACCCGGCCACCGGGGGGCTTCGCACCTACGTTCTGAAAGGGAGAGACCCGGGCATCGTCGACCGGCTCGATCCGAAATTCTCAAGTGGCGTCCAGCGCCTGATCGAGGCCGCCCCTCCTGAGATCAGGGACGCCCTGCGCATCCGCTCTGCGTACCGGGGCGAACAGGAGCAGGCCCAGCTCTGGGCGGCCGCCGTCCAGAAATATGGCTCCGAGGCTGCCGCCAGGAAGTTCGTGGCACCGCCGGGAATGTCCCGGCACAACTCGGGGCAGGCCATCGACCTCGATTACGGGGCTCCCCGAGGCACCCCGGAACGCCAGCGGGCCGTGAGCTGGGTGCACCAGAACGCACCCCAGTACGGTCTTCATTTCCCTATGGGCCACGAAGATTGGCACGTCGAGCCGGTCGGGTCTCGCGGAGGCCGTTCCGGAAACCAGCCTGCGGACGCCAAGGTGCTTCCCCAGGAAGCTGGGGGTCCCGCGCCGGGGGCTCCGATGCCCGAGCCCAGTGTCACGCAGATGCCCCCTGCCGCCAGCATGGTGCCTCCCAGCACGTTGGACGCGCCTTCTCCCACGGCTGCTGAGCCAGCACCTGACACCAGCGGCGGCATCGGCGCGGCCCTGGGGTCTCTGGCGAGCGGTCTTGGCCGAGGCATGGGAGGAGGTGCTGGAAACCTCAACGTCGAGCGTCACATCTCGCCGGGGATGGGACCCGGCTATGACGAGAAGATCGGCGCGATGTCGAAGGCCGCACTCGGGGCGCAACCCGTCTTCGGCAACGTCGGCGATCTGGCCAAGCTTAGGGCTGCGGGCAAGATGTTCGACCTTCAGGGGATGGCCGAGATCGGCCAGCCCCAACTAAGGCGTAAGCTGGGGTTCGGCCTTTAGCGAAACGCGAGTAGCAGGACGCCGAGGATGATCGCGCACACCACCCCGAGTGCGGCGGTGGTCGGGTAGATCATCCCTTCGGGTTCCATCAGTGCATATCCAGACGCTTGGTGAAACGAAGTGCGCCGCTTTCTTGCACCCGTGCGGCGCGACGGGCTGCGACACGCCGCCGAGGGAACTGGAGCCCCGGCTTCGTGGTGCAAGCCTTGGATTGAAGTGCGCCGCTTTCTTGCCCCGTGCGGCGCGACGGGTGTCTCCACCGAGATTAGCGTTGCAAGCCGCTTAGGCCCCGGCTGGCAAGTCCTGACGACGGCGCTTCCAAGCGGCGAAGCCCAGGAAGCCCAGGATGGGCAGAAGCCCCGCGCCGAGGACCGGACCGGGAACAGCGACCGAAGTCAGGTTACCGCCGTAGCCGGAAGTGCCGCCGCCGATGCCGCTGATCTGGAGGTAGTAATTGCCCGAGGCGAGGATCGCGGAGCCCGCCAGGATTTGGCAGAACGTGCCGCCGCCGGGGCAGCCCGTCGCCGTCACCGTGTTGAACAGGATGTCATCTCCGCCGCCGACAGCACCGACTTGCTGATAGAGCGAGCCCGTGAAGTCGGTGATGAAATCGGACGGCTGGGCGAAGTCGTTGGTCGCGCTGGCGAACGTGAAGAAGCTCGGCGCACCGACGAGCTGGAACGTGTACTGATCGGTGAAGGTCGCCCCGCCGACGGAGTTCGAGAAATCACCAGTGGCAGAGTTCGGGTTGACCCCGAGGTCCTGGATCACGGCAGGCTGAGCCGAGACGGTCAGTCCGACGAGAGCAACGCAAGCCAGAAGTAGCTTTTTCATGAGGGAATTTCCTGTCAGGGTGGAAGCGGAAAGCTCCCGGAGCATAACTCCTGACACGGAGAAACAGCAATGCCGTCAACGTCAAAGAAGCAGGCCAAGGCGATGCAGGCGGCTGCTCATGGCAAAAGCACACTGGGAATTCCCCAGCGAGTGGGTAAGGAATTTGTCGCCGCCGACAAGGCTAAAGCTAAGGCGACGGGAAAGAAGGGGTCAAAGAAGTAGCTTTCCGGCGCTTGTACCCCCGTCGTCGCGGACGGCGGTTGTTGGCCTGTTCCTTTCGGGTCGCCCAGCGGCAGTTCTCTGGTTCGTAGCTTCCGGCATTGTCGATCCGGTCGAGGGTCAACCCGGCTGGACGCTCACCCATGTCGACTAAGAAGTTCTCGAACTTGTGCCAGGACTGGCAGACCCGAATGCCACGTCCACCGTAATCTTTGAAGCTCTTGTCGTTCGGATTGTAGCAACGATAATGCATGGACTTCCACACATTATATACGTCTGTTCTTGTGCCCCCATGGCTTCGTCGCACGTTTCCTATCAGTTCATCACGAAGACATCCGCACGACTGTGTCAAACCGGAACGCAAGCTGTCAGCGCCGGGTGCGGTTTTACGCCCGCAATCGCACTGGCACAACCACTGCGTCCGACGCCCTTGGTTGGGCGCGCGTGTCAGGACGACAAGTCGTCCAAAACGTTGGCCTGTTAGGTCGATGATGCGCATTCGTGAAGGCCGACAAGGCTAAGGCGTCTGGGAATGCGGAGGTTCTGCCGCTCGCGCATGGACGTACATGCTCATGATTACCTCCTATTTTGCAGATGACTTTTCAAACGCAGCCCAATGCGCAACGCGATCAGCGATGCGCCGCACGAGCGAACCAAGCTTCTCGCCGGAGATGAGGCCGTCAAGGAAAATCCTGGTACATTCGCGGACCAGATCGTCGTAGCTCATAGCGCCAGGCACCTGTTGCGAGAGGCGAGTAGCTGTTCCGCCTTGCGAAGAGCGGCGAACGCCTGTCCGGTCCCGTAGGTGTCTGAAAGCTCTTCCAGCACCGTCTCTAGCTGCTCGATCCTGTCGAGGTTAAGTTCCCACTTTCGATGCAATTCATCGTATTCCTTGCGCAGGTTCCTATTCTCGGCCTCTAGCTGCTCGATCCTGTCACGCATGGCGTCGAACACGCGCTGTTCATCGAGAGCGCACCGACACGTCGGCCACCACTGACAGTTTGTGGCGCACCGTTCGTTAGTCATCGCGCTTTCTCGCTCCACGCCAGGACGTACCAGGGATCGCCGGGCTCAACGTCCTCGGCTCCAATGCCGTGGTGCTTCTTGGGATCGAATGGCACTTCCACGATGACGCCATGTTGGAGCGCGAGGTCCTGCGCCGCGCCGCCGTCAAGGTCGCCGCACTCCCAAGCAATCGCCATGACGGCGGCCGCAAAGGCGCGCAGGCGTTTGTTCTCGCTCTCAAGTGTTTCAACCATTTCATCAAGCCGGATGACATAAGAGTCGAGTTCATGCTCTTCAGCCATTTTTCACTTACCCTCCAAGTTCGCGGGCGTTGTCGCGGCCTCGTTGTTGGTTTCCATGACACGCGCCCGCAGTGTCAGGTAATCGGAGAGTGCCGCGATGGCGGGTCTGGCGAGAGAACTCGCTCGATGCCCCCGGCAGAGGTCTTCGATCCGGCGCACCAGATCGCGAAGATCGGCAGCGGGAGTGCTGGTATCGCCGGGGGTCACTTCGGTCCTCGGTAGACTTCCATGATGATTACGTCGTCCAACTGGACGGCGCGAATGAGTTGCTTGAGGCGTCCGGTGACGTTGGCCAGCAGGACGCGCCGCGTGTGTTCCTGCGGGTACGATCCCAGCAGTATCCCGAGATACCGTGTCATGACTTCCAAGACGACGAGCGGATCGTCGGAGGCGGCCACGAACGGATGCAGAGCCTCGAACAGCTCGTCGCACTCGCGCTGCCACTCACGGAATTTCCGCTCGTCGTCTTTGGTCATCCGCCGAAGGCCCCCGTCGGCTCGTTGTAGACCATGCGGATTTTCCCGGCGATCTTGATGGGACGGAGCTTCTTCGCGAACCGCTGAAGCTCGCTCTCCGAGATCACCGAATAACGTCCAAACCTACGCGGCTTCACCCGCCCGGCCTCGATGTGCGTGTAGAGCGTCTGACGCGACATCTTCAGCTTCTCGGCGCTGTCGGCCAGGGTGTAATACTGCTCCAGGCCGTCGGGGTCCTTCTCGGCTCTCGGCACCAAGCGCGGCTTGGCCTTGTGGGCATTCGTACTCATACGTCGGTATCCCTCTGCTTACTTTCACCACGTAAGCTTACTACATTGCCGTCCGCGTCGGGAATGTCAAGCGTCGTGGGGTAGACGCCTCCCATATAAAGGCTCTTGAGGTCGTCTTCCGAGAGGCGGGAATAGTCCCGCCCCTTGGTATCGGTCGACGCCAGGAGCCAAAGCCGACGCAGTTTTCCGTTGACCTTGATGGGCCACGCCCCGGCGCCGTTAGGTTCAGGTTTGACCGGCCGCGCACCCAAGGCGCGTATCGCACCCACAATCTTACTGTCGTGAGGCATAAAACGCGGCTCAAAACCGTGGTCTCTCAAGTGATCCCGAATTTGGCCAACGGTCATGACCATGTCGCCAGCCTTGCCTTGGCCAGCCTCGGAACGGGCGTCGGCAACAATCTCTTCGAGAGCGACCGTGAGCGGATCGCGATTGACCTGGATCAGGGCTTGTTTGGCGCGGGTCTTCGGCGCCTGCCCCTCGATCAGGCGGATATCGGCGTCTGTCAGGGCGTATTCCGCAAAGAAACTGGCAATAAGATCGAGATTGTCGTCGAGGTAATTTTTGAGTTGGACATAATAGTCATCGCTCTGACGCGGTGTGTCCATGTTTTCGACCACCAGGAGCCGCCGATCTTCTTCTTCTACGAAGAGAGGCGCACGGTGGTTAGACAAGAAAATCCAGGCACTTAGATTAGGAACGTCGAAACGCTTCATGTTCTTGTTGTTGACGGAAATCACTTCAGGCGGCCTGGCAAGGTACTGCTTGAGGTCGTTATAGATATCGGAATTGGATTTGAAGCCTCCCGAAGATTGCCGGGTTTCACTTACCGTGAGAAGCTTGGCTTCGAGATAATCGTTGAAGGTGCTTGACAGCATGTCCGCTGACACCGTCGTGTGGTTATCCTGGCCCACGGCGTGGATCAACGCCCGGATCAGGAAGTCCTTACCCAGCCCCGGCACCGTCGAGATCATCATGGCCCAGTTCGGCTTGCGGTCGGGGAACTGCACCACGTAGGCGCACCACTTGATGAAGCAGGCGACCACGAAATCGTCGCGCAGGACGAGCTTCGCATGGTCGAGAAACGGCATGACATCGGTGTCGGTGGTGCCAGGGTGCGTGACCGTGAACCCCTCGCGCCAGCGGTTGGCGATCAAATTCTGGCCGTTGCGGATCAGACGCCCCCTGCCGGGATGATAAGTGACCCCGGTGATGAAAACGCGATCAGGGTAATTGTTGAAGTATAAGGACGAGGGCTTGAAGAGCCCCCTGCCGGTCACTCCCAGCTCGTTCTTCAGCTTCACGACGTAAGCTGAATAACGATTATCGAAGCCTGCCACAGGGTAGAATTCGAGGTCGGTGAACGAGAAAAACTTGTGCTCGCGGGCACAGTAGGCCCATCCTCCGAAAACGACGGGAACGATAGGGGCGCCCGTGATCCCGCGTGCCGTTGTCTCAACCTCGTCATCGATGACCGGGTGCTGGTCGAACTCGGCCAAACGTGTCGGGTCCCGTGCCAGGGCCTCCTTGCGGAGCCACCAATAGCCCACGCCCTGTCGCTGCGGCGCGTGCCGGTTCTCGTCCCACTTCTGCGCGGGATACCCGGTGCCTTTGCGCTGAGGCACCTGGTTCGACCATTCCACCCAGAGGTCGCGTGCCCAGGCGGCACCCTCGCTGGCGTTGATCAACGCGAAACAAACCCGGGTCCAATCGTCGTAAGCGTCGAACTTCTCGTCATTCGGGATCAGTGCCAGGAGCCGCGCGATCTCTTCCTGCGTGCCTTTGACCCGATCAGGCCCGGCGGTGCCGATAGGGTTCGGCGAGAACACTGACGAAGGCTGCCCTGACACGCGGACGAGGTCCTCGTCCTTGAAGGCTTCCTCGATCTCGACAAGGACCTCTTTGAGAGTTTCTAAATCCACCTCGGGGAAGCTCTCGGGGCCGGTCGGGATCGGTGAAAGCCAGCCGTAGGAAGCGCCCTTCGCAGGGTGAACTCCCCAGGCGACGAACTGGCGGCCGTCGGCCAGCACCTCCACCTTGTGCTTTTCCCCTGTGACGAAGTGCTGGTAGGTGATGGACCTCCCGCGAAGAGGGCCTTTCACACGAAGAGCAATTCCGACGCGCATGTGACACGGGTCGTCGACCCCTCTTACGGGGATGTCGCTCCCGAACTTGCGCTGGAAAATCCCAAGCGCGATCTGCACCAGCTTGTGATCGTCGATGTCGAGGTCGACGAAGGCGAGGTTCCAGGCGGCGCCGCACTTGAGGCCGACGTTGGCGCCCAGGGCGTCCCAGTGCTGTGCAGTGAGGAGGTCCTCACAGCGGTGCCGCTGGACCCCCAGGGGCACCCACTCCCCGGTATCCTCCCGGTAGACGGCGGGCAACTTGCCCATGCTGCCGGACGCCCCCGGGCCGGGCTTTCCGGAAGGGGGTGCAACGCAGACCATGTACGGGCCAAAGCCCGCCGAGAATGCGTCTTGCGCGATAGTTGACACTGCCGCCATCCATGGTTATATCTGTCGAGCGTTACTTTCAGAGGGTGTTGCCGATCCATGGGCAGCACCCTCTTTTTTTTTACAGGCGTTCAGGCGGGCTTCGCATACCGCCGGGCGGTGTAGCCATCGCCGTCAACAGGCAGTCCACCGGCCCAGGGGGACCCTGCGCCGGACCTAACTAGCTCCAGAACCTCACTTAAAACTTGATCTCCAGCGACGGCTGGGACCTCCATCACGGCTTCGTCATGGATCGACGCAATCAGGGTCCCCGGCCATCTACGGTCGATCCCCACCAGGAGGTCGGCCATCAAATCGCGGGCCGTCGCCTGCACGGCGTTCTCCACCAGCTTGCCGCCGTAGGTGCGAAGCTCTTCCCAATTCCGGGTGTATTGGTTGATCCCCGAGTAAGTGATGCTGTTATCGACGATCTGCGCATCGCGGTAGACGAGGACCCTTCCCGATGGGAGCCGCATGAGGAGGGCATCGCGCATGGGGCCGGTGTTGCGCGCCATGCGGAAGCCGAGGCGGCCAATCTCGCGCCAGCGGGTCATCTCGTGCTCTTCGATGACGCTCCGCGCCGCACGCTCGCAATCGTACCAGAGCGCCACGATGCGCCGGTTGGCGTCCCGCCATGCGTAGACGATGCTCTTCGCGTCGACCGGATCGAGGGCGATGCCGTAGTTCTGGGCCGTGGCCACGAACTTGTCGGGACCCATGCCGAAGCCCAGAGCGAGGGTCATCACCTTGCCTAGCTGGCGATCACGGGAGCCGATCTGGCTCGCTGCGTAGAGGTAAGGGTCTTCGCCTCGCGCAAACACTTCGAGCATGTCGTCCTGCTCGGCGAGCCAAGCGACGACGCGGGCCTCGATCTGCGCCAGGTCCACCGACACGAAGGAGTTGCCGGTGTCAGCAACGAAGCACGGTCTTAGGAGAACGCTTATGAGCCGAAGTACCCCACCAAATTGAAGGTTCAGCGTTTCTGGATCATCGCCGAGAAGCACGCTCTCGATGGCGTGTTTCACGGGAAACCCCTTTGGCGTTCTGGGGAAGTTCTGGATTTGCGTCAGACGCCCTGCCCAGCGGCCAGTGCGATTGGCACCGTAATACTGCATGGAGCCCCTGACACGGCCGTCCCGCGAGGAGGCCGTCTTTAGGGCTTTAAGCTTGGCCGTAGAAGTCTTGGCGGCCTCCTGCCGAATAAGAAGCGCCTGGGTGACATCGCCAGGAAGCCGAGGATCGTCGAGAAGCGCGCCCATGTGCGCTTTGTCGAGAGAAGCTGCGATGACGCCCTTGGCCTGGAGCCAATTCGTCAGCGCCGCGACGGTGCGGGTGTTGGCGGCACCCCCCGTGATGCTGCGCATGTCGGCGTCGAGGCGCGCGGTTTCGGCGCGGGTGAGTTTGTCGAGGGCGTCTACGAGGGTGTGATCGACCTTGATGCCCTTGGCGTTCATGCGGCGGTCGACGAGCCAGATGTCACGCTCGCGCGCAGGAAGTGGCGGGATGTTCCGGGACACCTCTCGCTCGACGAGCACGTCCTGGCGGCAATAGTCCTGAAGCAGCCTGTAGCGAGTGAGGTCTTCGTCGTGCCAGTAGACCGGCTTGCCGTCGTCCGTGAAGCGCCGGGGCTTGGTCATCCGCAACATGAGGGCGTGACCGAGTTTGTCCTTCCCGTGCGGAAGTTTGAGTGCGTTCGCGGCTTGTTCCAGCGAGAGCGGAAGCCCCCAGTACGCGGCCGCGGCCATCGTACAGTGGGTCTGCTCTGGCCTCAGCCGGGGCTCTGGCAGGAGCCGCGCCAGGGTGAGGTTCCAGACGCTCAACTCGAAAGGGGCGTTCCAGGCGTGAACCTCGCCCCCGGCGAAGACGTGCCGGGCCAGCCTCGTAGGGAAAGGTTGCCCTGGGACCCAAGTGCAGGGCGCTTCGCCGTCGAAGGCGTAGCCGAGGATGATGACACGGGTATCAGGGTGCTCTGCGTACGCATGTGCTCCCCGACGCCGGAGGTCCTGCGTGCTCACAGTCTCGAAGTCGATGTGGACCCTAGTGTCTCGGGGGTCGTCCACGGAGTGTCTCCGCTTCTGCGATGATGGAGCGCGCCAGGTTGATGTGAAGCTGCTGCTTGGCCAGCACCGTCCGGATCAGGTCGATCAGACGGAGCATCCGAATGCCGAAGACCGTGTCGGCGTAGGCTTCCAACACGGCTTCCAAGGCGAACAGCTCGTAGCGCAACTGCCCTTCAAGCGACGTTGGGAGGAGTGGCGGCGGAGAGGATGCCGCCGTTGGACTTGGGAGTGGTGCTGACAGGGGCGAGAGGTCGTCCGGCGGGAACGGAGAAATTGGTCGGACGGGAAATTTTCTCGGCTGCTTCATCGCGCTGCTCGGCTCCCTGGAATTCCCCTGCGAACGCGAGGTAGCTGACACCATCTACGTAATGATCTTCGTTGCCGGGGCTCGCCGCGACACGGGCCAGCTTCACCGCGTGCAGGATCAGGGCGATCTCATAGGGCGTGATCTCTCTGTTGAGGATTGCTCCGGCGATGGTCGAAGCTCTTTTGAAGCAAGTGTCGGGTTCGCCGTAGCGTTCGCGATTTCTGCCGATGGCAGTGGCGGAAGTCTTCAGGATGGTCGCGTGGTCCATGGTCAGCACCCTTTCGCAGGCACAGAAAGACCGTTCTCTGACACGCAGAGCGGTCGGGGGAATGATGGCGAGAGGTGATAAAATCCCGAGAGCGCGCGACGAACGCGCGCTCCGGGAAGCGGGTCTTCTTAGACCGTGTCGAGGTCCATTTCGTCCACGTCGGTGAAGCTTTCGGCGGCGCTCTTGCGGCCGTCGATCCGGGGCATGTCGGACTTCACGATCTGGACGTTCTCCAGCATCAGGGAGACGCCCTTGTTGCCCGAGGTGTCATAGGCAAACGGACGGACGAAAGCCCGTGCAAGCTGCCCGGCCCAAACTTCTGCCTTAGTAAGTATTTCGTTGCGGTTGCGGTCAACGATGCCCGGGCGCGTCTTGGTCCAGGCATTGATGAAGACGGTGCCGGGCTCGAAGCCGTTGACGCCGTCTTTTTCCTCGGATTTGCGAATGGGCATCCGCAGGCCCCTGTGGTCTTTCTTGTTGGGCCAGCGTTCGTCGGCGGCGGCCATGATCTCGTTCTGAAGCGCGAGGAACTCGGGCTTGCGCTGCGCGGCCTCGTCGAACACCAGGATGGTCGAGAACCGGGGCTCCTGATTGGTGCCCGGGACGCTTCTCGCCTCAAAGAGGCTGGGGAAGGCGAGGATGCCGTAGGGGGTCACAACAGATTTCGGCACGGTCAGTTTCCTTTCAGCTATGGGTCAGTCGTTTCAGTCGCGTGCGCTGATCTCGGGGAAGGCCGATCCCGGCGTGGTCAGCACCGCTGGGCTCGGGTGGGAGGATGGCACCAAAGTCACCCCCGTGACAGGGGCTTCGGTGAGTGGCGCCACGATCTTCGGATCAAGCTTGCGCCCTTTCAGCGCCTTCTCGATCTGGGCCGGGGATTTGATCTCCGGCGCCGTCAGGATTTCCGCTTTGGGCAGACCCGTTTTCACGAGAATGCGGGCTGCCTCCGCTTCGTCCTTCCATTGCCGGTTGGCGCGCTTGGCGACGTGCTTCCAACCGAAGACGCTCCTGCCACGCGCTAAGCGGGACGAAGTCTCGGCGCGAACCGCGTTGAGCCATGTGCTTAGTATCTCTCCCCTGGTGAGCGCCTCTCCGAGTTCGTCGTCAGACAAATCAGTAGGAGGCGTTAAGCGAGAACTAACTACGTCCACTGTCGTTGTCAAGTCGTCGGGAAAGGCATCTTTCGCAACGTTCATCGCCTGACTGAAGAGGGCCGGGCAGACCGGGGCGCCGACGCAGAAGCGGCAGTGCGAGCCGGTGCTGAAAGCGGCACCCTCTCCGGTGTTGATGATCTCGACTGCGGGCTTGAGGACGTTCTCGCCCCACTCAAGGAGGTCGATCAGATCGATGGTCCACCAGCGTGGTGTGAGGTCCCCCTGCCGGGGGGCGTAGATGCCCAACTGAACGGCGGTGATGCGGTCCATGATTTTGGGCTTCAAAGTGCGCTTGAGCCGGTAGTAGACCCCCAGGGCGTAGAACATCAGTTGGGCGTTCCTCTCGACTTGGACGGGCACGCCTTTCCCGTATTTGTAGTCGAGCACGATGATAGTACGGCAGTCGTTCGAGAGCGCGCCAAAATCCACGGTGCCATAGAGTGGCTCTGGCGGCGTCTCGCCCCTGGAGAGCCAGAGGTCTTCGAGCGTGACGTGCTCTTCGACCATCGACGTGAACAGGGGTCTTAGCGCGTTGCAGTGCCCCACGAAGTTGCGGGCGTGCGCCAGCATCTCGGTGTCGACGAGAACGGTGTCACCCTCGATGTGAACGTGCTCGCCCGGCTTGGGGACGTGAAGCCCGAGGTTTACGCTCTCGACGATCTCGTGCGCGAGGGTGCCTTCCCTCGTGTACGAAGAAGGCAGTCTTTTGCGCCCCTGCCAGAGTTCAGGCGCCTTCGTGCAATTCAGATAAATCCCCGCTGCGGAACCGCCGAGACGGCAATGTTGTGGTTGGGGCTGAGGCTCGGGAGCGGTCTTCTCCTGTTGGGCGGGGATCATCACGCACTCACTTTCCTTGGTCTAAATCTGCAAGCTGGAAGGCGGGAGGCGTCATCAACGCTTCTGCGAGACGGGCGGCTTCGGCGTTCGACATGCGGATGGCGAAGAGCACGTCGGGCTTGCCGCCGAGACCCTCGCAGCAGAGCTGCACGTCGAAGTGCACGTTGGGGCACGCCGGGCACAGGTACGGTGTCAGCAGCAGCGTCGTGCTGCCCATGACCCTGCCGCCGTCCTCGTTGGCCTCGACCACCGCCACGTCGTCGAAGCTGAAGCTGATGCGCTTGTCGAAGTTCTTCATCACGGGGCCGTGACTTCCAGTTCGAGGAGTAGTGCTCGCGCTTTGGGAAAATGCTCGGGCTTCATGTCGACCATGGCACCGATGCCGATGTTGGTGCGGAATTCCCGAATGAGCTTCTTCTTGGCAGGGATGTCCTCGCGCCAGTGCTTGGTGATCTCCTGCGTCAGCTTATGCCGGGTTTGTTCTTCCGTCTCGCCTTCATCCTCGTCGGCGTCGGGTTCCGGCGCGGGCTCCACCAGCTTGGGCTTCGGCGGGCGGCCGGGGCCTCGCTTCGCAGGAGCAGTGAGTGTGCTGGGCATTGACTGTGGAGAAGTGCTGGAAGAAGCTTCCAGATCGGGTTCCGGGGCGACATCGGCACCGTTCCCTGACACGGAGTCCGGGATTTTGTTCACTGCCTTGTCGTGGATGGCCTTCGGGTGAATTTCCATAGCTGCAATCGCTTGAGCATTATGGGAAAACGCCGAAAGTTGGTTCCAGAGTTCCTGGAGAGAGTTAGCTCGGATGGTAATTTCGACGGTCATGGTGTCAGGTCCTTCGGTGTCAGGGGTGACGGGAGAGACCCCGGTGAATTCCGGGGATAAATAAATCAGACTCTTCCAGACAGTGCGCGGCGAGGCGTGCAGGCTTCTCCGTCGTGAGGATTTTCCGGGCTGAGGGGCTTTCTCGATCCAGCCGTTTTTCGCAGCTTGCTTCATCACAGGACCAAGCGCCCGAGGTTCGTGCGTACGCGCGCTCGGATCGATGCGCTCGTTCACGTCGTCCGAGGTGAAGAAGGGCAGTGCCAGCGCCGTCCTGTGCGCTGCCGTGTAAGCGGCAATGAGCCAAGCGAGGTTGGCGTTGGCGTGCACTTGGGCCATGGCGGCATCGCGTGCCGCCATGGCGTCGAAGATGCTCACGGCGTGGGTGCCCTCGCGGTATCGACCGTGTAGAGCCTGTCGAAAACGGTCTGGGGCTTCATGGAGAGTGCTTTCTGTCTGTTCGGTCTGTTCGGCTTTTGGAGAAGGCACTTTAGTTCAGAGCGTCAGCAGCATCCTCCATCTTCGCGGTGCCCCACAGCGTCTGAGGATCGAGGTCGGGAAGCTGGTGAAACATCTTGGCAAGAGCCAACTCCTCCGTGGCACCGTAGCTGTAAATTTCCTCCTGACCTTCGTCGTCGAGCGTGTCGAGAATGGCGAACCATCGCGTGTCGGGATGCTCTGGCGGGAACGTGTGAATGGTGTGCTTGGCGTAGTGGTGCGTGTTCACGCCGGGGCTCCTAGGTTTACGGTGTCGTCATCGAGGACGGTTGCTATCTCTCGTGTCTTCCTGTGTATGATGGCGATGATGCGTTCGTCAAGTGTGCCCGGTATGTAAAGATAGCGGACGAGCACGGAATTCTTCTGGCCGAAGCGATGCGCACGGCTGGCGGCCTGGACGTTGTCTTTGGGCACAAACGAAGGCTCGACGACGATCACATTGGAGGAAGCCGTGAGCGTGATGCTGGTGCCAGCAGCCGTGGTCTGTCCCAGAAAGACCCGGGTGTTGGGATCGTTCTGAAAATCGTGGATCGCTTTGTCACGAGAGGTGGCGGGCGTTCGGCCATCGACGAGGACGGGCCGGTGCTTGAGGCTCTGGAAGAGCGCGTTCATGCGGTCGAGCACGCTCTGGTGATGCGCGAAGAGAATGAGTTTCGCGGCGGGATCGGCGTCCAGCTCGGCGTGCGCCAGTTCGACGGCGAGCTTGGTTTTGGCTAAGCCAAGTAGCCTTCGCGCTGTGCTGACCGACGGATGGCTAAGACCGAGGGCATCTTCGAGACTGTTGTCATCGAGCTGCTCGATGGTGTCAAAGTCTTCGAGCTGGCTGAGGTCGTCTTTGAGAGCACGGGTGTCAGGGACGCTCGGTGTCACCGGGTAAAGCACGAAATCCAGAGGCGGGAGGTCCTTGAGAACGTCCTTCTTGCGACGACGAAGCATGAAGACGCCGAGGCGCCGGTTGAGGTCCTGAAGGTTCTTCGAGCCGGTGATCTTGTTGCCCCACGGCGTAGCCCGGATGGTGGCGTAGCGGTCGAGGTAGTGGGGATACGAGAGAGGGGTTCCGGGTCTGATGGGGTCCGGGATCAGATGCGGGGCCAGCGCATGAAAATGCGTCCAGAGTTCCCCGGCATGATTTGGCATCGGCGTGCCGGTGAGCACGAAGACGCTCTCGCACTGCGACACCAAGCTGGGAGCCTTGCCGTCGAGTTTCTTGCCGTAGATGTATTTGGTCTTGTGCGCGTCGGGCGATTTGAGGACGTGCGCCTCGTCGAGGATCAGGGTGTCCCACTTGTGTGCGAGAAGCACGTTGCGCAGGGGCTGATCCCGCTGCTGGATCAGGTCGTAGTTGAGGATGACGACGAGCGGCGAGGTCTTATCCGGCACTCTCTCTTGTTGGGAGTTGAGGGTGAGGACTTTGCGCGGGAGCGATTGGAGTTCGGAGAACTCTCGCTGCCAATGGCTTTTGGCGATGGCGTAGCAGAGCACGAGGACCCGCCGGGCGTGAAGCGTGTCAGCGGCGGCGATGGCCTGGCGGGTTTTGCCTAAGCCAGGTTCGTCCCCAAGGAGCCCGGCACTTCGGCCGACTTCGGCGAGGAAGTTTACGCCCTCTTGCTGGTAGTCACGAAGATGGAGCTTCGGGTTCATCGGCGGGGGTGGTCTTCGTTGTCGTTGCTGGGATCGAAGGGCTTTGTCATCAGGAGGTAGAGGGCGAACATTCCCGCTCCAAAAGACATGACACAGAGGAAGGCGACGATTTCGGGTGTCATCGTAGTATTATTCCCAGTGCGAGGGTTGTGAGCCACAGGGTGATCGCCAGGGCGAGAATGCAGGGGCCGACGACTTGGCGCTGGAACTCGTTGCACGCTCTCTGGTGCGCCAGACTTTGACGGAGGTTCATGGGGGCGATTACCTTTCGGGGTTACCATCCGATTTATCGGGGGTGTGAAGGTCTACTGTTTCTCTGCCCATTCTTCTGTCATGCCGATAAGCACCCAACCTATAGCCCGAGCTTCCTCAAACGTTAAGTTGGTTTTAAGCTCCGTCTCATCTTCCTGGTCGACAAAAATAGTGACCATTTCATTTTCTTTACTGACTTTTACTCGTACTAATCCGATCCTCGTCATAGCTCTAACCTTTCGGGGTGTTGATGAGAGCGAAGCCTTTGGGGCTTACTGGTTGGGGGGCGAGGCGAAAAGATCGGCCTCCACTTGGTGCAGAAGGGTGCTGCTGGGGGGCCAGAACATCATCGTCGGGAGATCATCCCGCACCCCTTCTGTGGTGGCTCCGAGGGCGCTGGATGCCCAATCGTAGACGACGGTGGCCGGTGGAAGCGTGTCACGCCCGACGAGGGCTTGCCATTCTTTGTGGGTGGCGTTGAGCGCCTTGTGCAGGAAGTCGTCGTCGGCGGCGTCCGCGGTGGGAGCCACGAGAAGCGTCAGGGCGCCGTCGTGCTCGGCGGCGAGGATGATCAGGTTGAAGCGTTGGGCCGCTTGCTGCTCCGGCGTGAACGGGGCGGGGGCGACGGGGGTTCGTACCGGGGAGACGAGGAAATTGAAGTATGGACCCTCTTGGTGAGGGGCGTCGGAGATGGGGGTGTTGAGCTGGGCGTATTCCGTGAGCTTGGCATAGAGCGCCGTGAGGTAGCTGCCGATGGCGTTGAGACGAACGAGGTAGTTGGGATCGTCCTGGGGGAGCGAGGTCCCAAGGCGGGGGCCGTCGCCCATGTGGGAATGGCGGACATAGGGCATTGGTGTTGTTCCTTTCGTTCGTGTTCGATCACGGCGTGTCTTCATCCAGCACTCTCTCCCGTCGCTTTGCGGGGACACCGTGGTCGGCGCGGATGCCAAGGGCGATGAAGTGCTGAAAGGCGGCGGTGCGCGAGGGGATGATAGGCTGTTTGCGGCGCCAATCCTCGACTGCCTGAAGGATCAGGTGGTCGACGTTCAGCATGATCTGGTGGCTGTTCTGGCGGGGCATCTGGCTTTTCCTTCTATATGTTGGAATGTCCTATAAGAAGGAAAAATATAATAGTGTCAAGTGGACCGGGGCGGGGTTTCTAGGAGGAACCGCGCCAGGAGAAGCGCGTCCGCACGTCCGTGGTGCTTCTTGAGATTGAGCGTGGTGAGTTGGGGATAGAGGCGCTGGGCGAGGGCGCGTGAGGCGTCTTTGGGTTTGCCGAGAAGGTTGAAGTGGCGCTTCCAAGTGTGGGGACTTACGCGTGTGGTGGGGATTTGGAGCGCACCCAGCACTCCCAAGAGGGTCCCGTAGGCACGGCCGAATTTGAACGTCGAGGCGACCCCCTGCTTGGGCATCGAGTGGACGTTCTCGATAATCGCCCTGGGGTGAGAGTGTTCTGAAAATTGCAGCAGGAGCCGTGCCAGGGCGGCGGGGTCCAATTCGCCGTTGGCCTGCGGAAGATCGTGCAGGGAGACATCGTCGAAAAGATCGAGGACGGCTACGGCACCCGTGATGCCAGGGTCGAAGCCGATGATCGGGAGGGGCTGAGGGGGCGGTGTCATGGGTTTGCTCGGGGTTACGGGTACGGTTACGGCACTAGGGTGCATAGCGTAACCGGCTTGGTGCAAGTTGGAAAAAACGGTTACGGCTGGGTTTCGGACGAAAAAGTGGGGTAACCGAAATTCGCGTTAAGTTCCAAACGCTTAACGAGTTGGGTTACGCTTTACGCTTCTTTTTTATTGACGTAGAGAGGTCAGATAATAGGGGGGGGGAATTACGGGGGGTTTATATGAGAGTTATACGTGGAGTATAGGAAAGGCCGTAAACCGTAACTAGGGCATCCGGGACCCCCCCGTTCTCCCTCTGTAGGGACCCTGCCGGGGTGCCGGTTACGGGGTCGTGGGGTGTGGCTCCGATAATCCCTGAAAATGGGGTTTTCCCTATTTCTGGCGCCGTTTTGGCCGGTTTAATCCGTGAAAACCGAATTCGAAATTCCAATCCGGTCTTAAAATAATTCGCCCGAGATCGCGAATGGGGGAAATCGAATTGAATTTTCCGTTTTCGCTTAAAATGGGTTTTTCCGACGCGCACGAGGGCCTGGGCGCCTCGCGCGCGCGTGCGCGTGCCCGCGTGCGCGTGCGCGTGCGCGTGCGCGTGCGCGTGCCCGCGTGCGCGTGCGCGTGCCCGCGTGCGCGTGTCCGCGTGCGCGTGCGCACGCACGCACGCACGCACGCACGCACGCACGCACGCACGCGGGCACGCGGGC